GGCAACAAATGACACGACTGCTGGTTATTTTTCATATATGAGTTCTAGTAGTAATATCCAAAAACATTTATTCGCAAGTGATGCAACAGCTTCAACTGCAGGAACTATTAACTCATCCGGTGGTGGCGTGAATGAAATTGCTGTTAGTAGTTCTACGACTGCTGGATATTACATAGGCGCACAAACTAATAGTTATAAAAGCATAGAAAAATTTGTATGGGCAAATGGAGGCTCTACATCTGATGTAGGAGATATGGGCGGCGTCACTGGTCTTAACGAAGGCGACGGACAACAATATTAAAAAGGATATATAAATTATGTTATCATTATTAGGATCATTATTAGGATTTGCTGGTTCGGCAGTTCCTGCAATTACAGATCATTTTGCATCGAAAGAAGATCGCAAACATGAGCTGGACAAAATGAGAATGCATGCTGAGCTTCGTAAAGAAGGGTACGACTTTGATTTGCAAATCCATGATGCAATGGGTGCAGACAATGAACATCAAAGGTTAATCGATCATGATATTTCAATTAACAAAGGAACTGGGTTTATCTCTGGTTTACAAAAGTCAGTTAGACCCGTTATCACTTATGCATTCTTTGGATTATTTGCTACTATTGAAATTACCCTTCTAATGGATGCTATAGATAAAGGTACAGAGTTCAATGAAGCAATTCAGCTTCTTTGGGATGAAGACACAAAGGCAATCTTTGCCGCAATTATATCATTCTGGTTTGGATCCAGAGCAATTGAAAAGGCACGTAAAAAATGAGAGAAATGATTTTAGACGCTTTAGTAAAGAATGCAGAAGGCTGTATTGCTTTACATAAAGCAAATATTGAAGTATATTTAAATTCATCAACAGGAATCGGTGAGCATAGTGATGTCCTTGAGGCTATTCAGTGCGAACTAGATAAAATTGCAGAGCATCAAGATCGATTAGATGTTCTCTATACACACTTTAAAGAGGTATAATAATGCTTACTACACGTGGCAAACAAGTTAAAGAAATCGTGCTAAATAATTTAGCATTATATGCCCATCAAAAAATTCAGCAGGCAGAAAGAAACCTAGCGTCTCTTTATAACGAGCATCCTGTTGAAAGAGGAAGATCAAATCTTAACGTGGGATCTTCAGCAGAAATCGTAGCACGATATGAAGAAGCTATCAACGAAATCCTTAGATGGAAAAAATATAAAGAAGTCGTCGAAGAACAAAAAAAATAGAAAATAACTGTTTACAAAACTCGCGTTTTGATATATAATAGTATCATAATCAAAAATTTCTATTTTACACAGAGGTATTCGGATGGCATCAACATATGTTGACACAAGAAAGTTTTTGTCCGAAACCAAGTTCTACGAGGGCTATTCTCGATATGTCGAGAATGAAGGTCGCTATGAAACTTGGAATGAAGCAGTCGACCGTGTTATCGACATGCATAGCAAAAACTATAATCAAAAAAGCAATGAGCTAGCTTCATATTTAGAAGAAGCTAGACAGGCATATTCAGAACAACGTGTACTTGGTGCACAGCGTGCGTTACAATTTGGTGGTGATCAATTAATGAAACACCAAATGCGCATGTATAATTGTACGTCATCGTATGCAGATCGCGCAGAATTTTTTGGCGAGATCTTTTATATTCTATTGTGTGGTGCAGGTGCAGGATTCTCTGTACAAAAACATCACATTAAAAAATTACCAAAACTTACAGCTCGCACAAAGCAAGCAAAAGGATATGTTGTAGAAGACTCTATTGAGGGCTGGGCTTCAGCTCTTGATGTTCTTATGTCATCATATTTTGTTGGTGGCGGAAAGTTTCCTGACTATGAAGGCCGTCGTGTATTCTTCGACCTAAGTCAAATTAGACCTAAAGGTGCTAAAATCTCTGGTGGTTTTAAAGCACCTGGTCCAGAGGGCCTTCGTCGCTCTTTAGACAAAATCGAACATTTACTTCAAGGTATTGTACTGGATTCTAAAGACCCTGTATCTATAAAACCGATTGATGTGTATGACATTGCTATGCATGCAGCGGATGCTGTATTGTCTGGTGGTGTACGCCGCTCAGCCACTATCTGTTTATTTTCTCCAGATGATGAAGAAATGATGACAGCTAAAACTGGTAATTGGTTTGTTGATAATCCACAAAGAGGTCGATCCAATAACTCCGCAGTTATCGTTAGAGATAAGACTTCACCTGAACAGTTTGGCAAGATCATGGAATCAGTCAAACAGTTTGGTGAGCCAGGATTTGTTTTCGTTGAATCAACCGAACATACAACCAATCCCTGTGTTGAGATTGGTATGTTCCCACAGATTGGTAAAAAGTCTGGTTGGCAAGGTTGTAATCTTACAGAGATCAACGGAGGCATGTGCAATACCAAGGAAGACTTCTTTAAGGCATGCCGAGCAGCGTCTATCCTTGGTACCCTACAAGCTGGGTACACAGACTTCAAGTTCTTGTCAGACACATCAAAGAAAATCTTTGATCGTGAAGCACTTCTTGGAGTATCTATTACCGGATGGATGAACAATCCCGGTATTCTTTTTGATGCTAAGATCCTAGAAAAAGGAGCGCAGATCGTCAAAGAGACTAATAAACAAGTTGCAGAAATTATCGGTATTAATCCTGCAGCTCGTACAACCTGTGTAAAGCCAAGTGGCAATGCGTCAGTGTTACTTCAAACTGCATCAGGAATACATGCTGAGCATTCAGAAATGTATATCCGAAATGTGCAACTTAATAAAGAATCTGAAATAACACAAGCTATCATTAAGTCTAATCCATATATGGTTGAAGAATCTGTATGGTCATCTAATGGCACTGATGTTGTAGTGTCGTTTCCAATTCTTCCTAATAAAGAGTCTATTATTAAAGATGATTTAATAGGAGTTAAACATCTTGAGCTAGTAAAGAAAGCACAAAAACATTGGGTAGATGCTGGCACAAATGAAGATTTGTGTGCTGATAAAGGTGTAAGACATAACGTATCTAACACTATTCTAGTTGATGATTGGGATGAAGTTGAAAAATATGTTTTTGAGAACAGACATTCTTTTGCCGGTATCTCATTCTTATCAATGATGGGTGACAAAGACTTTAACCAAGCTCCTAACACTGCGGTAATTACGTCTAAAGATATGGTAAAGAAATATAACGATGCAGCTATTTTTGCTTCTGGTCTAGTAGTTGATGCTCTAAAAGTATTTCCTAATTTATGGGACGCATGTGCTACAGCACAAGGATTTGGATTAGATATTAGTTTAGAATCTTCGGAAAATGCTGCAAGGCAAGATTGGGTACGACGATTTAATAACTTCTCAGAAAATTATCTTAAAGGCGATGTCAAAAAGGCAGAATATTGTCTTAAAGATTCTTATCTTCTTCATAAATGGAATAAAATTCAAACTAATATGAAGCAGGTTAATTGGATAGAAGATCTTACAGAAAAGAAATATACAGATGTTGATACACTAGGTGCAGCTGCTTGTGCAGGTGGTGCTTGTGAAATCGATTTCTAAAATTGCTTCTCCCTGTATAAGTGTATGTAAACTTGAGAACGGTCACTGCGTCGGTTGTGGCCGTTCTCAGGATGAAATAAGAGAATGGTTTTATGTAAATGATCAAAGAAAAAAAGAGATAAGGGATCAAAGTGCAAAACGAATTCCGAGTAGAATGCGAAGAGTGCGACGCAGTAACAGTTGTACTGGTTGAAGATGGTGAAGAGCCGAAATATTGTCCAGTATGTGGAAGTCAAGCTAACATAGAAGATATATCCGAACCAGACTAATATACATATTATATGTGGTACTATAACAATGAACAATTTGATACAACACCAGATGAATACCAGGGGTTTGTCTACCTCATTACAGAGCTCGACACCAACAAAAAGTATATTGGAAAAAAGAATTTTTGGAAACCAAAAATCTTACCGATCACTAAGAAGCGTAAGAGAAGAGTACGTACGCGTACAGAATCTGACTGGAGAACATATTGCGGTTCTTCCGAAAAAGTCATGGTTTTGGTTGAATCAAAAGGCTTAGATGCCTTTAAAAGAGAAATCCTATATCTTTGTAAAACAAAGGGAGAAATGTCATACTATGAAGCTAAGCTTCAATTTCAGTATGATGTTCTTCTTTCTGATGAATATTACAATGAGTTTATTGGATGCAAAATACATTCCCGTCACATAAAAAAGTAGTGTACATTTACGGAAAAATAGTATATAATATATCTACAATTGTAAAGGACCTATATTATGATTATTGTTGATTACTCAGGCATATGCCTTGCTTCTATTATTGTAAACAAAACTTTAGACGAAGATATGATTCGTCATATGACTCTTAATTCTCTTAGAATGTATAAGAAAAAATTCGGTGAAAAATACGGCGATATGGTATTGGCCTGTGATGGGCCGGGCAATTGGCGCCGCAGCGCATTTCCACAATATAAAGCGAATCGTAAAAAAGGTCGCAGTGAATCTAACTTTGATTGGAATACTGCTTTTACTATTATGAATCGTATACGTGAAGAAATAAAAGAAAATTTTCCATATCATGTAGTACATATTGAAGGCTGTGAAGCAGACGATATTATTGGTACTCTAGTAGAGCGTACACAAGACTTCGGTAACTTTGAAGATGTAATGATTGTTTCTTCTGATGGTGACTTTAAGCAATTGCAAAAGTATGATAACGTTTCTCAGTTTTCTCCACTTACTAAAAAGTTTGTAGAAGAAGGACATCCTCGTCAAAATCTTTTACTTAAAATTCTTCAAGGTGATGCTGGTGATGGAATTCCAAATATACTATCAGATGATAATGTATTTGTGGAAGGACTACGTCAAACACCTTTATCAAAGAAAAAGAAAGAAGCTATTCTAGAAGATCTTGCTGAAGGCGAGTTGCTTTATGCTGCATCATGGTACCGCAATTATCAACGCAACGAATTACTTATTGATCTAACTAATACGCCCTCAGAGCTAAAACGTAATATTATAAATAGTTATGAAGCACAAGATCCTTGGCATAATAAAGGTAAGGTGTTTCCATATCTTGTTGCAAAAAGAATGAATAGGCTAATTGAAAGCGCACAGGAGTTTATTTAATGATTAAGTTTGTATATGAAGTTTTGTCTGAAATGGGCAAAAAGCGAACTAAAGAAGAGAAAGTTAAAGTGCTTAAATCTAATGAAAGTTGGGCACTAAAGGATATTATCAGAGGGTCGATCGACTCTACTGTTAAATGGAATCTACCTCCTGGTGTTCCACCTTACACAGCGTGCCAAGAGCACAATCATCCATCTAATTTACTTAGAGAAAATACAAAGTTTAAATACTTCGTAAAAGGCGGCGAGGGCGATAAATTGCCAGCTGTCAAACGCGAAAAGATTTTTATCGGTTTGATCGAAAGCGTGCATCCAAAAGATGCAGAGCTTGTTATTGCTATGGTAAATAAAGAGAAGCCATATGGTCTTACAAGGCCAATCGTAGAGGAGGCTTTCCCCGGTTTGCTAAAAGACTAGATGGTTTAAACTTCAACTTACGGAGATATTCCAATGGTATTAAATCAACTGGACAGACTTAAGCAGGATTCTGCTGAACTAGAAATTTATGCACAAAAGTTAGAAAAGAGAGGCGACTTAAATAGAAAATCTCTTATTATTGATAAGCTTAATTTCCTTAATCAAAGAATCCAATATATCCAGTCGAAAACGTTCACTCGAACTATTACCACATAGGAGTAAAATAAGTGTGTACTATCTCTGCATTCTATGATATAATTAATTATTCAATGGTGCAGAGGTAGTATACCTCACTATAAGGTGTTATATTATGAATCTTTTTATTCTCGATCAAAATCCAATTACAGCTGCACAGTTGCAATGCGATAAGCATGTACCTAAAATGATTGTCGAATCTGCACAAATGCTGTCTACTGCTCATCGTATTCTAGACGGCGAGGTAGGTAGGCGCAGGTCTAAATCAGGTAAAACTATGGTTAGATACTGGGAGCATCCTAGCAGCAATTGGGAAAATATTCTATATAAAGCTGTACATACCGGCCATCCATGTACTGTATGGACAATGGAGAGCAGCGATAACTACTTCTGGCACTACGAACACTTCATTGCTCTATGTGACGAATATACGTATAGATATAATAAGCTTCATAAATCAGATCGTGAGTTGCGTGAAATACTTAGCCACCTGCCGGACAATATTCCTCGCGGTAATCAAACTGCATTTAAGCTAGCTATGAAATCTAATCCTGAATGC